GCCTGATAATGGCTAGATTAATATTTGTGCTGGGTAATCCCGGCACAGGCAAGTCCACCAGCTTGCGTAACTTAAAAAAAGAAGAGGTTGCGTACATCACCGTAACCGGCAAAGAGTTGCCGTTTCGCAGCACCATTAAGCCTACCATCGCGCGCAGCATGGATGATGTGCAAAAGATGGTTGTGGCCAGCAAAAAGCCAATCGTGGTGATTGACGATGTTAATTATCTGTTCACCAAAGAAGTATTTGGCGCTAGTGAAAAGACCGATAAGTGGGATACTTACGATAAAATCAGTAAGGACTTCTACCGCATTGTACAGTCAATCTTGAATAAAGACACCGAGCAAAACTTTTACCTATTCGGCCACCTTGAAGATCCTGACTCTACCGCTAAGGCGCTTAAGACACTTGGCCAAGCAACACGGAAGAACAATAACCCTGAAGGCTGGACTAACATTGTATTCGAGTCGGTGGTTGAGCTTGACGAGTTTGTGTTTAAGGTTAAGACTGATGGTAGCGGCGTAAAATCGCCAATGGAAATGTTTGACCAGCCAACGATCGAAAACGATCTGAAGCTTGTTAATGATAAAATTAATGCCTACTACAAAGGGGGTAAATAATGGCTCACGAAGTTAAATTGAGTACGCCGGATCACCGAGTACACTATAATATCAATCCAAAACTTGAGGCTACCAATAAAACTGACGAAGCCGGTAACCCTACCGGTGGTGAAGTTCGGCTAGAAATTGTTGGCCACCCCGAATTGCTAATTAAGTGGCAAGATGGTGCGCGCGGAGAGCAAGGCAAAGATGGCCTTGCAGAGCCAAACGGTGCATTTGTTGAAGATGTAATTTGGGCGGCTATCCAGCGTCTTGAGTTCTTTCAAGAGAGCCAGTATCGTTGCCGTGAAAATGCTATCGCAATTACCAAGATTGAAGAGGCGTTATTCATAATGAAGGATCGCCAGCTATCACGCAGTTATCGCGGTGTTGAGGGGAAGCATGAGGTTTAGTAATAAACTGAAGCTTAGAAAAGAGCTGACCCCGGAAGCGGTCGAGGCACTTCAAGCTTTACGCGTAGCTAATAAGCCAATCAGTGAAATGGTTGAGTGGCTATCGGCTGATACGTTTCGTATGCGCAAGGCCGAAGATACTAGCGAGGGGCTAAAAATAACAACTAAGTCATTTCAAATAAAGGAGATTAAATAATTATGGGTATGTTTGACGAAGTTTTAGAAAATGTAGGCGAACCGTACAAAGGCGGCAAAGGTTTTGAATACGGTACGCACGAGGTTCTGATTATGCTTGCAGAGGCAAAATCTAAGGACACCAAAAAGGCCAAAGATTGTGCTGTGATTGAAGTCACTGTTGCCGGTAAAGAAGATGAAAGCCGTGAAGCGACTGGTACGCTATGGTTTCACACCGAAGGCGCTGCTAAAATGTCGGTTACTAAGGTACTTGGCTTACTCGTACACAAAGTTAGCGAAGACAAGAAGGAAGCTGTACGCACACTTGGCAAGAAGTTATTTGGTGGTATTGACGATCCGAAGCAAGCGCGTGATGTTGCAGCCAAGCTAATTAATGACAAGCTTATTGGTGCTGAAGCTTATGCGGTCGCAGAGCCGAACGGTGACTACAAAACAACTCAGTATGTTGATATTTGGCACTATCCGGCCGAGCCGCGTGATGCTGACGATCGAGCTGATGCGCAGCTACCTCTTGACGGTGAAGATGTCACCGAAGAGCTTAAGGATGATTTACCTAAGTTCGATGAGGATGATCTATAATGGCAACTCCTAAAAAACGAGTGCGCCGAAAGGAAGCCGGCTTTATCGGTGTCAATCTGGCCAAAGGTGGTGATATGACACTGTTCAATCGGTTCGAGCAAGAAATTGCCGCCGATCCTGAGCTTGATAAAAGCAAGCTTGTGCGCCTAGCACTCAAAGAATATTTTGAAAGGCGCGATGGTCAAAATGGGTAAAAAGATTTGTGCTGTTTGCAACTCCACCGAGCATACGACAGCAAAATGCCCTAGTAAATAAAGAACGCCAGCGTTAAGCTGGCCTTCGCTGCGGTTCGGTGCCCACCCCCTGACCGCAGCTATGGCTAGCCTAACTGTATAATGCGCTATATATAGCGTATGGTCAAAAGCATTAGCAGAGGGGTAAAATAGAGGGTACTAATGGCACAAGAAGACGAAATAGTTAAATCAAACACCGAAGAAAAAATGACACTAAAGCAGCGTCAAGCTCAAAAGGTGGCGCAAAAATACCGCATTGTGCGGTTTCGCGGTGCGGTGTTATATCGGGCTGATGAAGGCTGGGAGCCGCTATCATCTGATGAGTTTGCGCGCATTTGCTACAAAGTGCATGGCGCCGGCATACGCCAAACTCAGATTAAAGACTTGCAGCACCTATTCTTTACCAGTTCTGACGATCTGACGAAGTACGCTCATTATATTGCTATGCCTGACGGCAGAATTTGGGATATGAAACAACTCAAATTTACCAAAGATATTGCGCCGGAAGACTGCGTTTACACTACTGCTATTGCGCCAACTAAAGGTGACTCACATCGCAAGTGGCTAGAAGAAGTTACGCTTGGTGACAAGGATCTAGCTAACGATATTATTGAAGCCGTTGCACCAGTATTTATGTACAAGAAGCCGTTTGGTGTGTTCTGGTTCTTGGGTAGTGGTGCTAATGGTAAATCTACTACGCTCAAGGCGCTGTACGCTATATTTGGCAGTCAAGCGCCGTATACGCACAACCGATGGTTTAGCCAGCTTACAGTCAAGCAAATAGAAGACGAGCGCGATACACCGATGATTAACGGTAAGCTTGCCAATGTTTGTTTAGAGAGTAATGATGGTCACATTAAAGACACTGGTGGTTATAAAAACCTAGCTGAACACAGTACATTTAACGTGCATAAATTCAACAGTCAAGATGGTGTGTATGTTGATGGCAACGTGCATACTATTTTCAATGCCAATAATATACCTACCTTTGCTGATAAAACTCAAGGTGTTAGACGGCGCACATTTACTATTCCGTTCAAGGCTTCGTTTCCACAAGATAACACCTTTGACGAAAAACTATTTACGAGTGAAAACTTTTTATCTGATCTGCTTGGTGAAATACTTGATACCACTAAGAAATTAGCTAAAAATGGCTATGCTTACAACTTCAGCCAGCAAACAATCAAGGCTAAAGAAGATTATGACGAAGAAGTAAACACAGCCGAAACTTACTTTGAAGAACTTATGCAAACTGAAGTATGGGGCTTCACCAACTTCACCGATCTAACCAAAGATTACCAACGCTGGTGTGATGAACGAAGTTATACCGCGCTTGGTAAAAAATCTGTCGCACACGCCGCCAAAACAACAGGCTTTGAACGCAAGTCATTTAGACAGGGCGATAAGCTCATTACCAGATACGTTTGTGAAAATTGGAATCCGGAAGATCTAGCTGAAATTAAGCAACGATGGGGTATGTTCCAGAAGGCAGATAGTGAAATTGAATTGGTAGAATCAGAAAGTACACTTGACAATACTTATGATAACTTGATTTCATTACTCTAATGGCTAGTCTAAAACAACGATTTGAAGAACTGATACACATGAACTGGAGCGACTTTGTATTGCTTGAAGTTGATAGATCAGCCAATGTTGATGATGGCGTACTCTGTTCGCTTATTCGTATCTGTTCTGATACCGATGATATTGCCGCTATTAAACTAGCCTTTGACCGCATAGATGGCTTGCAGGAAACACCAATTGAAATTAAAGTGCCGAAGTTCTACACGCGATATATCAAGGCTAAAGATATTGAACCGGCAGCAAAACAACTAATAGCGCCGGAAGATGTGGAAGATAAAAAGTCTGATTATGATCCGGCAACTGCTAAGTTACGTGAAACTTTAAAAGAAATGCGTAGTATGCCGCAAGATGTTATCCGAGTAGTACGCGGTTATAAAAAGAAGATTGATAAGGGTGAACCTACTAAGCACGATCCAATGGTTAAGTCAGTTATTGTAGCTAATTTGCTGTTAAACGTGCGTAAGGGGCGTTTTCGCGCGATTGAGCTTGTGTTTGACCAGATAGACGGTAAACTAACCAAAACAATCAGCTTACTAGGTGGAAATGACGTATACGTGGATGATTACAACACATTAATTGCACCGGCTAATGCTGTTAAAGACGATAATGGTTATTATGTAGCTGAAAACCAACAAATGACAAACATTTGGTTACGTGGTTTTGCACAAAGTCAAAAGGGATTAGAAATTATAGCTGAAGGATTGGAAGATGAGCGCTGAGAGTAATTTACAGTCTGATATTATCAAATGGCTTAGAGGTCAAGGCTGTTTTGTTATCAAGCACAACGCCGGTCCAGGAGTGCCAAAAGGTACACCAGATCTATCATTTTACTGTGAAGGCTTTTACGGGTTTATAGAGGTAAAGCCGTCTAAAAAAGCACCATATCAAGCGCTACAACCAGAACGACTAAAAATGCTTGGTGAATGGTCATGGTCTGCAACTGTTTATCCTGAGAATTGGGATCAAGTAAAAATAGAATTGAGGGCTATGTTATGAAAAAAACGCCAGAGGAAGTAGCGAAAACTCAAAGGTGTAAGAAGTCAGGTAAGAAAAAATCAACTCACGCGCAAGCAGTAAAGGAAGCAAAGTTTTTGAAATATCACAAAAAATATCCAGATATGATACTGCAAGCGTATTTATGTAAAAGTTGTGGTTGGTGGCACGTAGGTAATTCAGCATGATTATTTACCACGATGTTGAACAGGGTAGTCCGGAGTGGAAGGAGTTACGCAAGCCACTATGGACTGGATCACGTGCAATTAGACTATTGCAGGGTAAGCCGTTTATGCCTGAGAGTGATTTTGAGGGCAACCAGTACACGCGGCGCGGTCAAGCACTAGAAAGTATAGCTATTGCTGAATATGAACGCCTGGTGAAGCATAAAGCAGTACGACCAGGCTTTATTACTAATACTGTATATCCAAATGCCGGTTATAGTCCGGATGGTATTTGTTGCGCTCATCTACTAGAAGTAAAGTGTTTGAATGGTGAACGTCACGAAAAACTTGCAGCCGGCGATATACCGCTAGAATACTTAGTACAGATTTACTTTGGTATGATTATCACTGGTAAGCGTAAAGCACATTTACTAGCGTTTAATCCTGAGTACACGCAACAGCTAACAGTACTAGATGTAATTTATGACAAAGCTATTGGTAATAATATCCGTAAGAAGTTGCGCTTAGATATGAAAAACCGCCGGTCTATTTCTTGATCCGGCGGCGTTTAATTTTCTTTGGTAGTTCTTCAAAAAAGAGCTTAAAGCTATCTAACGTACTAATACAAAATTCCTTGTTTAGCACCTCTAATTATACCACCTCTTGACATATCATCTCTGTTGTGCTATATTAACCATGACTGACTGCTCCCCGAAAATATCAGCGTTCCAACAATTGCTATTCTCTTGGGAGCAGTTTTTGTTTTAGAAACAAAAATACCCCCTTTAGGTGGGGGCTTCTGTAGGTGGATATATGCCTATTTTATATATAATCTTTGTTTCCTTTTTGGTGCAACTGCGAGGTATGCACCAAGTAAGTTGAGAGACTTATGTGTTGAGGTGGAGTTTTGGGAGGTGTTAATGCTAATAATGTACTATATCCAAACTAATTTATAGCATAAGCATTACCAATATGCTAGACTATTTAAACGTGAAGTGTAGTTAAGCAGAGGTGCTTGACATAAAGAATAAGACGGTAGCTGTGCGAGGGCTACCGTCTCTTTATTTTTACTCA